GAAAATAAGAAGTCGCACATTTGATGGTATTGCAAATGCATTTGGTGACCAGTTTGGTGATGAAAGTAGACTACCTGCACCTGTAGAACAACTAAGTTTATTCTAATTACTTGACAGGGGTATACCCTTGATATATATTAAAAGAGTACACAACACCGAGAGGTTTTCCAAATGCAAAAGATTGAAATTCTTGTTTCTGATAAAGACTTTGACTTGCTAACTAGAATTGCAAAAGATCAAAATAGACGTTTATCAGATCTTAACTATTTACTTTACTCAAGAGGTTTAGAATCTTTTTTCTGTGAAACTATGGTTTCTATACCTAAAAAATTATATGAATATACTACAGAAGAAAAAGAACAAGAAAAGAAGAATGGCGAACTTGAAGAGACAGAAGGTTGGTTTGATTTAGATTACGCAGAAAGAGAAGCAAAAGGTTATAAGCACGTCTGTCCATATATTTCTAACCATGAATATGACAAGAAAACAAAAAAATATTCTGATCCACTTATAGAGCCATTAGCAGATAAAATTGCTAGTTATGCTTTAAACCCTATTGAAAAGGAGGTTGTATAATGTCTAATTTTCTAATGATACTTTCAGCTACAGGGTTGTTTTATACAGCCATTTCATCAACCCTATATGACATGACAGTTACAGATTGTAATGCAGGTATAGAAATGGCTTGTAAGGAGGTAAACAAGTAATGGGTACTTTATTAAACTTGACTCATGCAGAACTAAAAGAGGTTTATTTATCTCTTACTAAGGGTCAATGGAAAGATTTAGAAGCTAATAAATCAGCAACAGAAAAAGTACAAAAGTATTTAGTAGATGTTGCTATGAATTGTGAATTTAAAACTATGGAGGTAAACAAGTGACTACATTCGTACCTATTACACGTTTTTCTAGGTGTAAACGCTATGCAGGGGCAAAAATACAATGTCCACACTGCAAAAACATAAGCAGGGTTTATCATCTTTCATGGTCAGAGTTATCATGTCAAAACTGCAAAAAATCTATTGAAAAATATGATTGGCTAATAGAAAAAGGTAAGTACTCTAAGGAGGTTAATAAATGACATGGTATGAAGGTTTTGAAAAAGGTCAATGGAAAGCATTAAACAAACCTAACCCAAAGGTTGTACAAGATAAAAAAGATGCTAAACATGGTGATTTATGGCCTGATCCTAATACAAACTGTTTATATATGAATATGGGTCATAAATGGATGTGTGTAAATGATCCGAATAATAAAAAAAGGCAAGATGAAATAGAAAAAAGAATTAAAGATATAAATGAAAGATATAAATATGAACAATGGCAAAAAGGCTATAGTTTTGGTAAAAAAAATAATATTGAAAATGAATATACATACAATGACTTTATGCAAAAAATTAAGATGTATGAAAGTCCTGATGGGTATTTTAGTTGGGTGCAACTTATAAAATCTATTTATTTACCTAGTATTAGATCACAAACCCCTAAAACTTTCATAAATGCACTAAATAGTTTTGCACCTGCAATATATCTAACAGAAGAACTTTATAATGATTTTTTACTAACTGATATACCTCAAAATTTAGAAATACCTAAATTAGTATTGCCTTCTTTTTGGTTGTTTACACCTTTTGACTATAAACATTATTTAGTAACACAAGATCAAAATATCTATATAAATTATATGAAAATAGAAAATAAAGGTAAATTAAAATACTTTAGGGAATTAAAAGTAGATGTATCTGATGTAGATAATACTGATATAAAACAAAAAATAATAATAAATAGTTTGTTATATATGACAACTGTTAAAAAGGTACTAGAAATAGAAAATAATGACATATTAGATATCGAACAAAAACCATATATATTAGAAGAAAGTACAGGAACTAAGCCTGTTACATGGTTAGGTAGCAACTATTTAAGACGTATTGTTTATTTAAATAAAAAAGATAATGAACTAATAGAAGAAGGTAAAAGAAGATCACCTAGACCACATTGGAGAAAAGGGCATTGGCATACAGTATTACAAGCACCTGGTAGAAAGCAAAAACGCCTTAAATGGTTTAGACCATGCTTTGTACAACCTAAACAATTACAGGAGGTATAGTTATTTAGTCGGGAAGCCTGATAGTTAGGTTTATGAGATACTCTAACTTGAAAGTTATACAAAACCTATCGCAATTCATAGGAAAGACAGGGCAAGTGTTGGACTTGATCGATCTCCTGACTAATTATTACAAATTTGTAACATTACCTTTATAGGGGTATACCCTAGTTATATACTATATATATACACAACCGAGAGGTAATCCAAATGACTAACACAATCACAATTAGAAACAGACAATATGTAGTTCTAAAAGCAGAAAACTATACACACAAAGGAAACGACAGAACGCAATTTACAGTAAGAAAGCCAAGAGGTACAAAAACATTCTTAGTTGTTAAGTATGAAAATGGTTTATACAGTTCATTTGCATAAACAAAAGCTACAACACATACACAGCCCCAAATAAGGAGTTTTTTATTGTCTAATTTAATTTAGGAAATAGTTGCTGTTCTAACAAATCTACAGCCTTATCATCAAGCGTATTCGTAGTTTGCTTACATATTGACCTTAGTAAATCTAGAATTAACCTTTTACAGGCTGTAGAAGTAAGAAAGCGTAGCAATATGGGCTTTAGTATTTTGTACATAACATTGTGTTGCTTTACAAACATACTATAGACGTTAAATTTAAAATGGTCATCTACAGGGCTGTTTAATCCCCATCGCAAAGCTAGACAGCCTTTTTTACCTTCTGGGCTTAATTTCTGCAACGGCAAGTTCTACTTCCTTAAGCCTATGAAAAATTTCTTTCATATTGTCTTGCATATCGTCAATTTTATCTGTTAATAATTCTATAGCTGTTGTATTTCTTACTAAGTCATCTCTAGACTGTCTACCTCTATAAGATATAGATCCGACTGATACAAAACAAGCCGTAAGCAATGCACCACCTGTTGCAGCTATAACTTCTACCATTATCTTTAGTTTATGTCTATATTTATAATAACCTAACTAGGTAACTATGGAAGAAAAAGAAAAAGAAGGGATTGAATGGGGTGAAATATTTGGTCACTCTATCCGATTTCTGATTTTGACTTGGAGTTTATCAATGATGACTCTTGGATACATGGGTAAGGTAAGAATTGATGGAGCCTTCACTGCTGGCCTGGTTTCGGGAGTCCTGGGCAGTTACGGAATATCAGTCGGAAATAAGAAAAGTGGCGTAAACAACAGTAATAACGCTAAATTAGTAGATAATAAGGTTACTAAATAGTAATTTATGAAAAATTTATTAGCTTTACTGCTTTTAACGGCCTCTACACCTGTTTTAGCAGATTTAAGCCACAGCATTACGGCCTCTACAAAACTTACGGTAGGAGGTGCTAGTACAACTTCTTCAAGACTAGGTAATAGCTATAGCATTAGCGGTTCTGGAGTGGATACAAGTTACACTACCGCAGCAGGTCAAACAGTTAGTGATGGATTAGGATCGTTAAATGTTTCAAGCGGTGTAGCTACTGCTCCATCTATTACAGTTACTCAAAAAACAGCAGGTAATAGCTTTACATTTAGTCAGTCATATAATCAAGCTGATGCAATACCAGGTAGTGCTGTTACAACTGGTACTAATCCTAATTTTTCTGATAATGTTACAAGTATTGCTGGCGGTACAGCAGGGGATTTAGCGGGTACGATTACATCAGCAGGGGCAATAACATTAACAGCGGGTGGCCATAATACAGAGGCATTAGGACAAGTAACATCTACATTAATAGTTGACTAACTTTAGCTATGTATAGGTTTATATTGCTGCTAAGTTTTTTTAGCGTACCTGTATATGCACAAAATGTTATTCCTAATTTTCAACAGGGAGTCTTAACGCAAAGATCAGAAACTAAATCTACAACAGTAGAAGATATAAAAAGCTTTGATATAAGGAATGGTTACCAGCTGACAATTGGCGGTGAGAACGTAAAAAGTTCTACAGGTAATCTAGCCCCTGCTGGTTGGACAAAACTAGATACAACTGTACAGGGTGTTGGCACTACTTATGTTTCCCCAAATTTAGATAATAAACCTGTATTTAGTATTGTTAATGAAGGTGAAAGTTTTATGTATTACGAGACACTAGAAACACCAGGTATTACTAATTACACCCATATACAGCGCACTACACAAATAGAAAATGTAACTGATACGCTATCCACATTTAGTCAATGAAAAAATATTTATGTTTACTTCTTTTACTTAATAACCCTGTTTTTGCTAATTCTGTTAATACTACCAGTAATTCCAGTGGGTCAGTGGTCAACCAGGCGGTGCAAGTGGTTCCTTCTAGGCAGTTTCAGTACCAGATGAACACTATAACCTGTCAGGGTGCAACATTAAATATATCTCCATTTGTTTCTACTACATATGGCTTTGCAACACCTTATGAATCGCATTTTGATAGGCCAGTATATTCGAGGCGTGATATAGAAGGTAACTTTGATGACGAAAATAAACCTATAGGAGATGGTGATGTAGATGCTGGATATAGAGGCGAGATACTATACCATGAACAGGTTAGGACAGGACAAAAACAATCTAATGTATCTATTAATGGCGGAATAACTGCTACTTTTTCTATACCACTAGATAGAACAGCTATAAAAGAGTGTAGAAAAGCTATGGTTAAGCAAAATGAGTTATATGAAGCATCACTAGCTGCAAAGCGTTTAAACTTTGAAATGAGTAGAGCAAAAACGTGTAGAGATAATCTTGTAAACCTTGGAATTAGATTTAAATCTGGCACACCTATGGCAAAATTATGTGAAGATATAGAAATTGTAACACCCCCAAATGTAGAACATACACATAAAATTAAGTAGATTTTTTAAAATATAACTTTCTAGCCTGTTCATAGTCATACATACATTCATTTGGATTATATTCTTGTGTTTTTATGCCATCAGGTGTTATATAAATTACCCTGCAACTAAACAACGTAATAGAAGGATAGTTTTGATAAAGCAAACTTACATAACCACCCATTTGTAAGCTATGGTTTTTTTTGCTGTATTTTTCTTGTGTTTTATAGTCAGCAAGGCAAAGCATACCAGTTTCTTTATGCTGTAAAACAACATCACAACTACCTGCTATATCTCTTTTTCTATCTATCATTCTTAACTCATTTACTAGTGGTTTCCAGGTCTCCCACATTCTGTAATTTATGAGATGCTCTACCCAATGTGCATAATCTTTAGCATACGCTAGTGCTAGTGCCTTATCACCTGTTTCACACCATATTTGTACAGCACCATGTATTGTTGTACCTCTTTCAGCTGCTAATTCCATGTTCTTACTTACAAAATCACTTGTTTTTATTACATCACTTACAGATCTTGCTACATAACATTTACGTTTTAGATCGTAGTACTTATGTGGTTCTGGATAAAACTCTACGAATGGATCTTGTACAAGAATATCTTTAATATTGTTTTTCATACATCACAGGATCAAAAGTTATTTTACCTGTAAGAACATTTTTATATTTTGGCAGTTTATGTACAGGAATTGACGAAGTTGCACCACTTTTTGTACGAATTGTACGCTTCCATCTTCCTGATCCATTTTCTCTTTCATAACCCATAGACAAAAACCAACCACTAGGAGGATTGTCTAAATCTTCTGGTTTTATGAGACCTTTTCTAACCATGTTGCGTAGTGTTCTTATGCCACTACCATTAAATAAACTATCCATTAGATTATATTCCCCATCTCATCAAACTTAACTACCTTTTGATTAGGATGCACTTTTTCTTCTTCTACATAGCCTTTATTAATTTTGTTTATTGATTCAAAGTTTTTTATAGTACAGCCCTTCCAAGTGCCTGCAAGAATACCAGCCTCTAATTGGTCTCTCAATACTTGCTCACCATACTTTTCTATAAACTTTCTATATTCTGTTATCTGTTGTTTCCATGCCTGTATTGATTTACTACCTTTCTTAACCTTCCAGAAGTCATCTATAAGAGTTTGTAAGTGTAATAAATCATCTGGTATTATCTTTTCTTGTTTTTCTTTTTTATTAATTTTTTCTTTTTCTTCTTTTCTTTCTAATTCTTTATTCTCTAATTCTTTATTGTTTGTATATATATAGTCTATATTATTTGTCAAATTTACCTTTTTGTTAACCCTATTATTGTATGCATCTTCTAAAAGCATATTAATAAAACCATTGGTTGTAATGTATTTTGGCTTTATAGCTGTGATCTTGTCTATTAAAGATCTGTCTAGAATTGGTCTACTTTTGGACATAGTTGGGTAATAACTTGACTAGGTTTGTACCACAATGGAACATGAGCAGAACAGTAATACAACAGCACACTATATACATTGTATTAAAACTTTACAAACGCTATATATATGTTATCGTTAGCTCATAAAGTCTACTAATGCAATGTCCTGTACATATGCAAAAAGAAATAGACGGATAAAAATGCTAAGAACAGAGTTAGCAGGGATAAATGACCCTTATGAACTACTGGCAGAAGTAATAGCAGATAATGAACGATTAAGACAGATTATCAACAACTATGATTGCCATAAGGGTAAACCATAGCTATACTAAGAAAAATATATAGAACACTTTGACAAAAGAAATAACTCTTGCACTTACTAAGTTTATTCAACAAGTAGGCACGATAGAGGAAAAAGATACTGCACAATATGGTAAGTTTGCTGATCTATCTACAGTACTTTCTACTGTTAACCCTGCATTAGCTGCTAATGGTTTAGCTGTAGTACATACAACAAAAGTAGAAGATAATAAAAATATTTTAATAACAAATCTACTACACACATCTGGCGAATCTATAACCTCTGAAATGTTATTACCAGTGAATACAGGAGGTAGAGGTAACCCTATGCATCAGGAAGGCGGTGCTATAACTTACTGTCGTAGATATTCTTTATTAGCAATTCT